TGTAACACCTGGTGATATAGGATAGATAATTTCTGTTTTATAAGAAACCATCATTGATTCGTTTGACCATTGATCTACTATGTCATTTAACATATCAAAAGCATCTTGAGCTGCTTCAGGTGTTGGAGTTTCACCTGCTTCTAAAGCACCAATGTCTTTTAATGCACGAGAAATTATGTCAAACGGTTGAGCCATTAATTACTCCAAGGCAATGGTGTATTTGATGGGGATACAGGTGGGTTCTCCAAGCTGTTAATCTGTCCTTGTACGTTTGCTTCGTAGTTAGCAACGCCTTGTGCTCCTAATGCTGTTTGTACCCAGCCAATCACAATAGCCTGCGTTAAGTTAGCATAAGGTACAAAGTTAGGGTCAGATTGCTCTACCGTAAACTGTGTGTTGCCACCAATAGATGCGGTTTGTGTTCCGTCTGTGCCAGTCAAAGTCCACAATGTATTGACTACATAGTTTGGTTGATTTGGTACGTTAGGTAGTGTGTACATGGAATTAATTGTCCAAGTCCAAGTTGTTACTGTTGCCATTTAATTCTCCTATTAAGGGTGGGTTGCTTTGTATGCGTCAAATTCTGCTTTAAGTTCTTGGATTGCTTTTACTAAGTATGGTACTAAGTTTTGGTTTAAAGATAACATCCCATCATCACCTTCGCTAATTTGTGCTGGTAGAACAGTTTGATATTCTTGTGCAATAAATCCAATGTCATGCTTGTTATCTTTAATATAATCAAACTCCACTGGTCGTAGAGCTGAAATAACATTTAATCCTGATTCTAAAGATATAATATTTTTCTTTATACGAATATCAGAAGTAACTGACCATAGTGTTGAATTTGCCCCATTATATGCACCTGAAGTACCTCCAATAAATGCTGTATTAGAACCTTTACCTGTAAGACTTGCGCCTATAACAATTTCATTTGAAGCGGCTGAACTAGAACCGTTTGCAGTGTAACCGATTGTTATGTTATTGTTACCTGTTGTATATATGTATCCAGCCTGATAACCTACTGCTGTGTTATTAGATGCGGTGGTGTTGTTATATAAAGATTGAGTTCCTAACGCAGTATTGCTTGCACCTGATGAATTATAAAGCATTGACTGAAAGCCAACACCAGTATTTGCGTTTGCTGTAGAAGCAGAAACTTGACTACCTGAACTTTGACCAACAAAAGTATTTTGTGAGCCAGTAGTTACGAGATAACCTGAACTATATCCTAAGAAAGTATTTTGTGTTCCAGTCGTATTTGAATACCCAGCTTGATAGCCTACTGCTGTGTTATTAGATGCGGTGGTGTTTGAGTAAAGAGCATTTGTTCCTACCGCAATATTATAGTTTCCAGAAGTATTTTGATATAAAGCTGTAAATCCTAATCCAACATTTGAACCGCCAGTTGTATTTAATTGCAAAGATTGTTGCCCAACACCAACATTATTAGTTCCGCTTGTGTTTGAGTTTAATGATAAATATCCAACACCTGTATTGCTTCCACCACTTAAAGAGCCTGAACCCAATACTGCATAGCCTAAAGCTGTATTGCCGCCAACACCATTAGCACCCTTACCAACAGTAAGACCTGATATAGTAATATCATTTGTAATTGCAGAAGATGAACCGCCTAAAGCAATAGATGTGCCACCAATCGTGATAGATGAATTAGTTAAACTTGAGTTACCAATATTAGATAAAGTATTGCTTGAGCCACTAATTGTCTTATTTGTAAGCGTATCAGTTGTTGCTCTGCCCACTAAGGTATCTGTAGATGTTGGCAAAGTTAAAGTACCTGTATTGACAATGCTAGAAATAACAGGTGCAGTTAAAGTTTTGTTTGTTAAAGTATCAGTTGTAGTTTTACCAACTAGCGTATCTGTTGCTAATGGCAAGTTTAAACTATAGCTAGAAGATGTGTTTTGCCCTACCAGAGCAGTTTGACCACCTAGCGTTGCTTGAAAGACAATTTGACCCATGATTTAATCCTTGATTTTGAAAGTTTTAGGCAGCCAGGGTAAATTCACAGTTTGATCGCTTTGTAATGACTGCATCTGTTCCTCTAACCTTGATTTTATTGTATTTACACCATTTTGCATAGATTCTTTTTCTATCCACTCAGCAATATCTAATTCCTTAATTTCTTCTAATGGTTTTTTAATAATCTTATCTGAAAAATACCAATTTCCCTCTGTAGATACCTTGTGCGGATCTTGTATTAATTTACAAACGTAATGAGCATGAGTAATTACCCCATCTTCTACGCTGATTTTGGTTATTTTCCAGTCGAACATTATGGTGCAATATAAAGAGTTGTAATTACAGGGCTATTGCTTAATACATTATTACCTGTACCTGTTGTTACTGTTGCGCCTGTGCCACCGTAAGCTACAGGAACTGCGCCTGATGCAATATTTGAGCCATTTAAACTTGTTAAATTTGCACCTGATCCACTAAAAATAGGAGCTGAATATACACCTGTACTTGGATTAAACTTAACCTGTGTACTAGCTGTATACAACGTATTAATAGAACTAGTTGTTTGACGTGCAAACGTAATATATTCTGTTGTATTGCTTGATGTATCGTCTGTAACGCTAACTGTTGCTGCGTTATTTGACCAAATAGGTGCTGACGTTCCTTGTGACGTTAATACTTGCCCTGTAGAGCCTACTGCTGATAACGCTAATGCAGTTGATGATGAATAAACTACTGCGCCAGCAGATGCAGTTAAATTAGCGTTTGTGCCGCCATTTGATAATCCTACTTGTCCGACAATATTACCAGCTTGAACAGATAAATTGCTTTTGTTTACATAAATTGCGCCTGTTGTTGAATTTACATAAGCAACAATACCAATTTTAATTGCATATCCTGTCGGTGGGATTGTATTTTGATAAAAACCAGCAGAATAAGGTGACAAATAAAGCGTATCACCAACGGTATAACTACCAGTATTTACTCCTTGAATCAATCCAATTGTTGTTACATACCCTGCCGTTCCTGTTGGAATAGCTTGATTTGCCAAACCAATCACGTTGCCTGTTGTTAAACTGTTTGCAATTGCTAATGCCACGTTAGGATAAGTGTAACCACTACTTGTTGAAGTTACATATACAGGTTGACCAATATTAATAGTCGATCCTGTATTGTTATAAACTTTTAATTGTATTTCTTCGCCAATATGTATAGTGTTGTTTGTTACATCGTTGTAATACGCTAATGCGTTTTGTGTGCTGTCATACCATAAACGACCAGCATTATAAGTAGGCGCAGATATGGCCGTATAAGTTTCATAACTTGATATGGTTGGAGTAGCCATAGTCACGCTTGTTAGCGTTGATGCAGTTGCACCTAGACTAATTGACGTAGATCCAATCGTAATGCTTGAGTTAGTCAGCGAACCGTTACCAATGTTTGTAATTGTATTCGTTGAGCCAGATATGGACTTATTTGTTAACGTATCTGTAGTCGCACGACCTACCAAAGTGTCGGTAGATGTCGGTAATGTCAAAGTACCTGTATTGCTAATTGTGCTGATTATAGGGCTTGTTAGAGTTTTGTTTGTTAAAGTCTGTGTACCTGTTAACGTGACTACAGTTGAATCAATTGCAATCGTTACTGGCGAAGAACCGTTAAAACTTGTGCCAGATAATCCTGTTCCTATTGTCAACGCATTAGGGGTATTTGCTGTGATAGTTGCACTACCACCTAGTGATATAGCAGACCCATTTATTGTAATCGAGCTATTCGTTAATCCTGAATTTGGAATAGTTGCATTAATTTGACTAGGCGCAATAGATATTGCTTGAGCAGATAACGCAGATAATTGACCTTGAGCATTAACTGTAGCACTTAATGTGTTACTTGCAGATCCATACGATCCTGCCGTAACACCTGTATTTGTAATACTAAATGTATTGCTTGATAAAGTTAATCCTGTCCCTGCAAAATAAGTCGCATTTCCCGAAAACTGAACCCATGTAATAGGTGTGACATTAATTGTGCCTGTTTCTGCAGATGTTGACACCCAACCTGTATTGCCATATTGCGTACCATTAATTACAACTGTATATGCGCCTGGCACTTCTGCCCAAACATCCATATCTAATGATCGTGACCAAGCACCACTAGATGCGACATAAATACCATTTTGGGAGCTTGTTGTTTGATTCTTAACTAATACTCGATCATTTGCCAACAATGTGTAGCCATCAATTGTCTGCAATCCTGACAAGGATATATTTGCAGTAGTCGCAGCAGAACATGAGCCTTTTGGAGATAATCCTTGAGCTACCGTATCAACATATAATTTGTTAGTTATATCAGATGGATTACTAGGACTTGTACTAATTTGCCCAGTTGTTGTACTGATATTAGTAAAAACACCAGTAGAAGGGTTTACAGCACCGATTGTCGTACTATTAATCGTGCTATTGGTAATATTTAACCCTGATTGGCTAGGGTTTACCGTTGCATAAAATGGCTGACCTTGACCAATAAACGTGTTAAAACTGCCATCCAAGTTAAAATATGCTTGAACAGGCAGTAAGTTTTGATCCTGCGTTAATGCTGGATCAGCCATAAACTACTCCTTAGTTTTGGTCAACCATAGGCATTACATACAATGTATTTGCCGTTCCTATTGCTGTAATTGAGAATACTGGTGGTACAACCATTACTTGCGGACTAGACATAGACACACCTAATACAAATGATTGTGAAGTATTACCGCCAGTAGGCAATACGGCTGCAGGTGCAGTTGTAGTTGTGCCAAGAACCGCAGGTGCAATAGTAACTGCAATAGGGGTAGTTCCTGTGTTCAAAAACCCACAAAAGTTTACTTGGTCATTACCATTAGGGGTAATTGTGACTGCTGTAGAACTAGATGTAGTAACAGTAATAGCAGTTGTTGGGCCTACAAAACGGTATGCCGATGTATTTGCCATGATTTATCCTTATCCAGCGTTTACTGCGATTGGAAGTCCATCAGTACGCAATACTTCAACTAAATAATTTCCAGCAGCAGGTGTAGCAGAACTTCCAGAAGCGTTGATAAATTGAATAGTTAGCACATTGGCAGCAGATACATAATCGTTAGCAATAGAAATACCAGCAGTTTGTGCGCCACCGTTATAACTTACGTTAACAATATCAGTAGTTAATAAACCAGCAACAGTAAATGTTTGGCTAGATGAAGTGCCAGTAACTGCTGTTGGGGTTAAACTTGGATTACAGACAAAATAATCTTTTACGTTACCACGCAAGATTGTAGATGACGGCATAATTTTTCCTTTGCAAAGAAAACCAGAATTGGTTGTTTTATTATACAACAAAAGCTAAAAAAACCCCCTTTTTTACGAGGGGGTTTTTAATTAAAACCGATTAAGAATAAGTGCTGAAATCGTAACCGTAAATATATACATCAGCAGTAGCAGCAGCACCTTGCGCTGTAGCTACGTTGAAGTATAAGTTTTGACCACTTAATGTGTTTGTTGATGCAACAGTAAGTGGGTTAACAACTGTAGAACCTGTATTACCTGATAATGCAGTTGCAGCAGCAACAATAGCTGTACCTTGCTTGGCTGGAGCTGTGTAAACAGCAGCAGTAGCAGTAGTTAAGCTAGTTGAAGCATTAGTAACGATTACCTGATAAACAGAGTAGTTGCTTGAGTTGATAATAGGCATCACAGTATCGCCTGATGCATTTACGTTTACACCTGTAGCAACGGCTAACAAACGAATTGCTTGGTTTGTGCCTAAGTTGTTAGGGTGAATTGTTACGGTGGTTGCTGGTCCTGGATTAGACATTATGTTTCCTTTCTAAATTAAGCTGCAACACGGCAAGCGAGTTCAGGATATAGTGGAGCCCATCCGTACAGAACATCTAAACGAGTAGGAATACTGTCGTTGTTGATGGTGTATTGACGAACAACACGCATTGACAAGCCGATTTCTTTATCAGAAGCACGACCAGCGAAATGTACACCTTCTGGCAACTCTAAGTCAGCGCAAGCAAGTGTAAATGCATTTCTGTGCATAATAATGTTCTGCGGAGAAACTGTACCTGTGCTATTAAATTGTGTTACAGCAGCAGAAGCAGATGGGCTTGGAATTGTTACGTTTTGGAACTGACCAGCAGTAATAACGGCTGGAGATACAGTTACAGTAACGCTTGATCCTGAAGCGATAGATGCAGCAGATTTAACAACGAAGTTACGGAGCTTGTTAGATCCATAAGCCTGACGGTTTTGTGGGTTAACTGCATAAACACCAGCAATTTGGATTACGTCACCTACGTTCAGGTTCAATGTACCTGTGTTGGCAGCAGTAATACTAATGTTGGAGCTTGATGCCCAACCACTTGATAAGAAACCAGTAGCAGTAGTTGTAGCCACAGATGCAGTAACAGTAGTAGTGCTGTTGTTACCAAAAGTCTGGCTAACCACGTTTTGATCGAGTTTCCAATTCATACCAGCAGAATCACGACCCATCAAACCTTTACGATACTGCTCGCCAATTGCTTCTTGTGGCACAAATAAGCCCTTCAAAGAATCAACGATAGTTGCAGATGTAAATGGCTCAACAATACAAGCACGTCTGCCGTCACGAGGAGTACCTTCAGCATCGAGGTAAGCACCAGCAGTCAGGTATGTAATTAAACCTGTTGGGGGTGTACCAGCAACACCAACGATATTTGCTGTGTTAGCAGTAGCCATAACCATTCCGTCACGGTCAATTTTGTTAGCAATAGCAGCAACGGCTGGCTTCAATACACGATCAGAGAACATATCTAAAGACAATGCTAAGTCTTGAGTTGTAAACTGAGTTGACACTTGATACTGAGTTGTTAATGTAACAGGTACAGAAGTTTCGTTGAAATCTTCAACTACTAATTGCGGGCCTACTGCCCCTACGAATCTTCCAGGCCGTCTGATATTTACGGTGTTACCAATCTTACCGCCAACAATTGCAAATTGATCGTCATAATTACGATCTACTTCAGATGTAAATGTTAATTCGTTCTCCAAGACCATTAGAGCTTCGTTTGTGATCTTGGAAATAGTTAGCAAATTATTTGCCATGATTATTTCCTTTTTAAAAGATTAAGTTTTTACCTGATCCTTTTAGCTTGTCGCATCGCTTTATATTGTGCAAACGTCATCTTATCTGTATCAGTAATGACAGCTTGCTCGCTATTTGTAGCTTTTAACGGACTAATAGGCGCAGGTGCTTTTGACTTCTGAGCAACAGGTTTCACTTCTTTAGCATCAGTTTTTTCAAACCTTGCTTCCAACCGACCTATTTCTCTTAAAGCAGTAATAGCGGATGATTTAGATATTTTTTCAGCAAGATCTTTGTTTTCAGCCAAATGATATAAAATCTGTGGCCCAACATCGCTGTCTAAAATTGCTTCTCTAATATGGTCAGGTACGATCACATCACTAGAAGCTACCATTTCATCAAAATCAGGAATTTCTTTTTTTGCAGATTCCAAGCGACCATTCCAAGTTTCGATAATCTTGTTACGTTCTTCTTGCCTTCTACGTTCAATTTCTTCCTGTTTGCTTCGCATTACAGCATTTTCAGCACTCCAATCAGCTAATGCTTCTGCATATTCAAAAGCATCTACAAATTGATCTGGCTTCGGCTTGTCATCTCTGCTCTGTTCCTGTTTAGGCGCAGCCTGTGATTCTAATGCCTTTAAACGAGTTTCTAATTGCTCACGTTTGCTACGTTCTTCTTCTGCTTCTTTACGCAGTTGCTCACGTTGCTTCGTAAGTTCAGAAAACCTCTTTTCAAGTTTTGGGTTGGGTTTCCGTTCTTCTGTTACTTTTTCCTCATCCTCTGCAACTGGCTCACTCTGTTCCTCTACTTGCTCAACTGGCTCTGTAATCTCTACAGCCTCAGGTGCAGGTTCGGCAGCTAAACCTAATTTGTTTGCATAAAATTCGGCACTATTCTCACTTGTTAATACAGTTGCTTCTGACATGGAAATCTCCAAGAATTAACCCAATGTACCTCATTGGTAAGGTTTACTTATCTTAATACTATTGTTGTTTATTTACAACTATATTGCACGTTCTACAGCTTCAGCGTTGGCTTCTTTAAATTCAGTACGATTTAAATGAGCTAACACTAATGCTAATTGAGCTTTCATTTGTTCGATTTCTTTTTGTGTTTCTGTCTTAGTGATTGTGTCAGTCATCGCAGTAGAAGCTCGAATCTTTGTATCTTCACGTCTAGTCTGATTTGTCATCTCTGTATCGTGTGCTTTAGCAGTCTGACGCATAAGTTCACGTTTAGTTTCAGCCTCTTGCTTAACACCTTCAATGTCTTGACGTTGTTTAACCATTAATTGCATTTGTTGTAGTTGTTGTGTCAATGCCTGTACTTGTGCCTGACCTTGTTTGAGTTTCATTTGAATAGCTGGTGGAATGTCAGACATATCATCCAATTGTGCCAATGGGTTATTAACAGCCATACGGTCTGCAATAACGTCTGAACCAGGGAAGTCCATATTTCTTACTAATAAATCACCTGCAACTTGTATTAATTGTGGTTCAGCAGCAAACAATTGCATCATGGCATCTGACGCTTCTTGACGCTTTGTGTTGTAGCCTGGCCCTGTATCCATTACTACGTCATATTCACCAACAGTTACGTCATTTAATATACGATTAACACCTTGCTCATCCATCTTACGTTCATTAATGGTCATAATTTCTGGCTTACCATCTGCGCCAATGATCCGCATAGCACGTTCTGTATCGTAAATCTTAGGTATTAAATCTAAAATAATGCGACCTACTTGACGTATTGATCGTGTCAAATTGTCATAGTAATGCATATTAGTCATATCTGACTGTGCTTGCTGACCAGCAATCGCTTTACCTGACTGAATCCCTTGTGGCAACTGGCTTGGATCAAAAATCCCAATAACCGCTTGCAAATCTAAATTCATTGATTGCATGGCTGCCATTGCGCCTGTAGGTGGTGGCTCTGGTGATTGTCTTATAGGTGGTGGTGCTGTTCTGCCGTCAATATCTGTTTGTTTATAACGTAATACAGGCATTGCCTTAATGTTAGCTTGCGACCATTCGTTTTCATGCCCTTCATCTTGACCTTCTGCAAGCAACCATTTGGCTTTTGGTGCTAATGCTACAGTTTCAGTCAGAGCTGTTGACCAGTAGTTATACATCCGCTGTGGATCTTTAGCCATACGCACTAAACCAAACCGCTTATGCTTGCCCTGAACAATGGTTGACTGACCGTAAACAGGCACAATAGGTATGTATTTACCTGCCCATTCGCCTTCTTCCAAAACTTGCATTGCTGTTACTTTGCACCATTTAATCTTTTTGCGTACGGAATCACGCTTATTAATGATTTCAATGCCCAATTCTTTTATTAATTCTTTGTCAGTTTCATCTTCATAAATGCTAGATCCATCTGATAGTTGTAATAAAACAACACTTTCTCGCACGGTGTACCAATATTCAGCAATACGGATTTCTTCTTTTTGTATCCAATCACCTACAACATCACCTGTGCCACGACTTACAAATCCTGAATCAATTTCAGCTTCAGGATACATTGCACTAAATGTCTTTTTAGGAATAAGTGTAGTGATTAAACAGCGTTCTGCGTCTGATCCGTCAGCCATAATGGAATTTGGATCAAAATATACAGTAAATGGATTTTCAATAGGTTTAATATAAATTTCTTGATTAAAGCTATCGTCTTTGACGTAATTAGTATGAATACGAATATATCCCCAACCCATTCTTACCGCATAATCTACGGCATTTAAATATGCTTGGTCGGCATCGGATTGTAATTCAATGTGTCGGCATAGACCTGTAATGATCTCCGCTTGCTTTTCATCCGTTTGGGTATTCATGCCGTGACATTTAATTCTAGGTCGTTGCTCACGGATCTGATTTACGATTTGACGGCAATATGCGTCAACTTTATTAATAGTAAGGCATGGTCTAGCTTCTAAAACACGACTGTTTTGTACATCTACAGGCCATTGATCGCCAGCAGCAAAACGAACATCATCAAGAGCTTCGGCACGATTATTAGAGTCAACATCGTTTACCTGACGTAAGAACTCCATCGCTTGTTGGATTCTACTGTCCTGATCTGTTTCGATTTCAGCCATAATTTTGCCCTCATTGTAAACTAAATTTTAACCCATCCACGAGCTATGCTCAATATAAACCTTCTTCGGCTTGACTTTTTTAGGCTCATTGACCATTAATCCAAGCATACGAAACGCATCTGCACCATGCGAATATTGGTCGTGTAATGGCTTTTGACTCCAACTGCCATCTTCTGCCACATCGTATTTGTAATGACGTAAGCATTGTAAGCCTTCATCACAGTTTTCACGATCAAAGTAACAACGGTTAAATATGGTTCTTGCAGCGTTAATGCTGTCAACAACAGGTACACGGTCTAATATCTGCACTTTCATGCCTGTAGATCGCACTACTTCCTCAATGCTTCTGCCAGTACCTAAGTTTTTAGCCGCTGCATCATGGGGTAGCCACATCGTATCAAAGAAATACCCAAACTTTTGTATTTCTGCCAAATACCATGAGATTGTCTGTTGATTGGCTTGCATATATCGAACAATGCGTATTTCCATGCCTATAAACTGTACAAACCATATTGCTGTGTGATCTGCCCATCCTAAGTCCCAAACACAATGAACAGGTTTAATAGGATCGTATGGCACACGAGTAATTCGGTTATCTAGCTCTGCTAACTGCATTTCTTTAGCAAAGATCGCACCATCTACCGTTACCCGACATAATCCTTCCCAAACGGTGTTGTATGCTTCTGGATCACGGTTCTTTAATGCTTCACGTTCTAAGTTAAGTGTTTCAGGAAACCAGGGGTTGTCTGACCAGTTAATCTTTTGCACCAATGCACTTTCTGGCGGACTAACAACAAATCTTTGGAATGTTTCATCTGATTCAAGCTCTGGGTTAAATGTCACCCATATTTCAGAACCTTCTTTACGAATCGTTGGGATTAAAATGTTCCAACTTGCTCGACTTGTTGTCTGGGCTTCCTCTACCCAACATATATCTACACCCTCATAAGATTTCACATTGGCAATATTATTTTTAAGGCCTACAAATGAAAACTCACTACCATTCTTGCCACGAATAGAGTTCTGCGTAACCTCATAAAACGATTCAAGACCTAATGAGTAGATTTGGTCGCTGAGTAACTTATGTACTGAATCTTTGATGGAAGTTTGGAATTCTCTGGCGCAGAGGATTCTAAGGGTTGATTTGCAGCCAAGTATAAGCAAAGCACGAGCAACACCCCAACTTTTAGCACCGCCCCGACCTCCATATAATACTTTGTATCGTGCTTTATCAAAAAGGATGGATAGTTTCTCAGGAAACTCAGCCTTTGCAATAGCACCCTGTACAGCATCATTCATTAGGCTTTACAAACGTAACTTGAATACTTGTTAATGGCTCACCATCTGCACCTGTAATCTCAGTTGCTTGAATAGCTTTACCATCCATTCTATCCATAATCTCTTTAATTGCCCAAGGCTCAGAATCTTCTGCTGCTTTAACCAAGTTCTCAGCAATTGCTCGCAACCGTCTAGCATCCTCTTGCACAAGCACTTTACGCAACTCTCCATGAAAGAGTTTACCTTTCGCAGAGTTCTTGTTTCCTTCAGGAGCACCAGCCATTGTAACAATCCCTAATTATTTGATTAACAAAACTTTATTGTTGTATATCTGCAACAACAGTTTCTACTTTCTTTTCATCAGCTTGTACTGTTTGTTGTATATCTGCAACACCAGATTTAACTGCATCAATCTGCTTTTGTGTATGGTCTTTAATAAAATCTACAAGTCCTCTTGAGAACTTATGTGGTACTTCATCAAGAAACTTTAACATCTCGTTAATTTGGTCAATGTGAAATTCAATCTTCATTTCTTTTTATCCTTTTTTTGTGCTGCTCGTTGTACGTTTAGTGCTATTGCTACTGCTTGCTTTTGAGGCTTCCCCGCTTGTACTTCTTTTTGTATATTTTCTTTTACTACTTTCTGTGACTTGCTCTTGATTAACGGCATCTTGTAACTCCTTTGGGACTTCAACAATAAAACGGTAATCAACTTCAAGTTTGTCGATTTTAACGTCTGACATTTGAGTTTTATACCAACCAAAATGATTCATCAACTTTTCTAATATACTTCTGTTATCTAATAATTCAATATCCATTAGCAATTCCAATTCTTTAATGATGCTTTAGCTCTTGGTGCATCGCCTTTAGCGTGTTTAACTACACCTTCCATCCTTGCACAAAATGATTTTTTACGATCTTCATCTTTTTCTGTCTTGGGATGTGGTGCTGGTGCTTTTAGGTTGCTACCGTTCTTTGCATTGTATTCAGCACGACCTTTGGCAGTCATTCCTGCGCCCTTATCTGTAGGGTTATAAGTCTTGCCCTTGCCAGTAGTCTTTTTGGGGATTGGTTTATCGTGTGCCATTATTTTTTCGCAGTCTTAGCTGATTGTTTAAACGCTTCAGCAGTTGGCGCACCTTTAGCACCAGGCTTACGCATCTTCTCGACTGGTTTACCTTCTGCTTTTTCTTTTTTAATACGTTCTTGTTTAGCGTGAATGTTGGCATATAAGCCAGGTTTAGTTGCCATTATGCGATCTCCTGTTCAAAACATACATCTTGCCATGACATGATTAAATATCGTTCGTTATCTTCAAAATATTCTTGAAACTTTAAATACTCATCATTACCCATTGTTCCAAATCTGACAAATGAACCCACACTTATAGGCATAGGTTCTCTTTTGCCATTAGGTAACTTTTTACCAGGGCCAACTGCCACAACCGTTCCCTGATTGTCCTTTTCATCCATAATGACATGGATTAACTTGGATTTTACTCGTTCTATTGGTTTTACGACAATCTTGTCGTGCATTGGTTTAAGCTGCATATTTGCGTGGCCTCCCTGATTTTGGTTTATGAGTAGATACTTGCGTCATGATCTGCTCTCTTGTTACATCTTGAACAAGATTATCAAAGGCTATTTTAGGGGCATTTTGTAAGTATTCACCGCACCATTCAGTAGCGTGTCGGTTTTGATATGTAGGAAATCGTCTGCAACTTCCCATGATGTTTTTTTCATCTGAGAAATATATACAAGTCCTACACGTCTTATTAAAATTACTATCAGCCATTCAATACCTATCTTATTGTTGGTTAGAAGGCTCTATTCCTTTACCGAGGTTTAGAGCCTTTGTTTGTTACATATCTTGTTCGTGTGCAGTACGCTTATGGTCGTAGCAAACGGATTCAGAGCTTCCACCCTTCATTTCACCTAACATTCCATCTACTTTACCCATGTGTAATGCGTCACGGCTACCAATGCTATCAGCTTTACCCATTGCAACACCGCCAACTAACTTGGCTTTACGTTCGCCAGTTGTGTCGCTAGATGTAGCACCTGCTGGAGCTTTAGCACCAGTCATTGATGGTGTGCCTTTAGTTGAGTTAGGCCCTTTTTCTGAACCCATTTTTTCGCCAGAACGATCAGATGCTTTAACACCTTTTGGCTCTTTTTCGCCTGAAGCTGGTTTTCCGTAATTCATTTAATTTTCCTTTGCAAAGAAATCTCACCATTGAGATACTTCATTTTACTATATTTTTACTGCAAATCAAGAATTTTTATTAACCGAATTGCGCCTTCTAAATCATTTATTCGATTTACTGTAGAGCCTTTCCATTCACTTATAAATTTAAGTTGAGCTTCTGTATATTTCTTTTTTTCACCTGATTTGATTTCGACAAGCACGGTTTGACCATTATATCCAACCATAATATCAGGACATCCTCGACCTACTGCCGACAAATCAAAGACACTTGCACCAAGTTCTCTAAATTTATTTACAATTTCTGTGTGGTTTAAATCCACTCTTTTTGCGTATGTCATTGTATATCAATATAATTATGTTATAAATCAGTATAAACTATTTAAGGGGCAATTATGCCAGCAGCACTTTGTAGCGATGAAGATTTTATAAGTTTGTGGCAATCTTTAAAATCAGCCACAAAATTAGCTGATTCATTAGGCATAGATAAAAGAAATGTCCTTAGAAGAAGAAGAAATATTGAAGCTAAATATAACATTCAATTGCTAACAGATGAAAAATTTTTTAATACTGTAAATATTGAAAACGTCAAATTAGAACATAACCGCAGATTAGAAGAAACCCGACACAATGTCCGTAGAGGTACAACATTAGAAAAAGGTCGTGTTTTAGTTTTTAGTGATGCTCATTTTTATCCTGATGATGAAACCACCGCTTTTCGTGCATTGTTAGAATGTATTAAAGAGTTTCAGCCAGAAGTTATTATATGTAATGGTGATGCATTTGATGGCACAACTAATAGCCGTCATAGTCCAATCAATTGGAATAAAGCACCGTCAGTTATAGAAGAATTACACGCAGTACAGCATTATTTAGGTGAAATTGAAAAAACAACTAAATTTCACAGTAATTTAATTTGGTGTCTTGGAAACCATGATGCTCGATTTGAGCAATTTCTTATTAATCAAGCACCAATGTACGCTGGAGTGCCTGGCACAAGTTTAAAAGATCATTTTCCAATATGGAAATCATGTTGGTCATATTTTATTAATAACGACACTCAAATAAAACACCGTTGGAAGGGTGGTAAATATGGTGGCGCAAATAATACATTACATTCTGGTTTAAATATTGTTACTGGTCATACTCACGTTTTGTCAGTTGACCCCTATACCGATCATTCTCCACATTTCAAAAATGGAACTCGTTATGGTGTTCAAACAGGAACATTAGCTTATCCTAAAGGAAATCAATTTATAGATTACTGCGAGGATAATCCTGTCAACTGGCGATCAGGATTTGTATTAATGACTTGGCATAAATCCCAGCTTTTAATGCCAGAAATGATCCAAGTTTATGATGAAGAACTAGGTGAAGTGCAATTTCGAGGTAAAGTGTTTTCTGTATGACACCTACATCTAAAACCCTTGAAGCAATGTATATCATGCTTTGCCAAATAAAACCCTTTAATCATTGGGAAATGCCTAATACAGCTTGTATAAAGTTTAATGTAACGTCAGAAGAAGATGCCTATGGCACATATATATTTGATGATGATATGCACCTTATAACCATTTCTAAAGCCAAATGCAGCCATTTTGAAACTATTCTCAAGACATTAGCGCATGAAATGATCCACATGAAGCGATACCGTAATAAAAATTGGGATAAACATGATGCAGTCTTCAGACGTTATGCAACTGCTGTAGCCGATGAATTCGGCTGGGATCATTTAGAGCTGTAGTAATTCTATTGTCTGCTGTAATAAGGTTTGCTCGTCAATTCCGTAGCGAGCTTCAAATCCTCGCTTACCAAGTCCGTGAATACCACTATTCCCTCGATGATGCTCTGGGCAAAGTCCGATAACTTCTCTTTGGTATCTTGGTATTCCATTTTTTTGGATGTGGTGGATTTCGCTTGGTGTTTCACCGAAGCCAAGATGCCTACAGAGGCAACATCCCA